ACGACAATGTGAGTGTCAAATCATTTGCAAAGATACCAGATGTATAAGTTGCTGTTGCTTGACCTTCAACATTATATTGCTGAATATCATCTGCTACTGGAATTTTGCCCTCAGAAGCAACAAACACTAGTTCAGTAGTTTGTTTAAATTCATATGCAATTTCCATAATACCATACTGGTCACTATTAGAAGCGTTATCATTAGCACCAGATGGAGTTCCCCTTGCTTGTCTTAGTTGGAACTTAACGTTTTCTGTTTGTGCTGCTTCTGGAAGATCAACACTGTAAGTATACCAATTTGTTGGGTTTGTGCCAGTTCCAGTTCCGTCAACATCATTGTTTATGTCAGATGTAGATGGAATAGGAACAAGTGTTCCTAAGAAATTAGATCCTGGGAATACATCTGTTCCATCGGTATTATAATAGAGTAGCAATTCGTCACCACCATTCTCTGGTAGATCTCCTCCATTCTTTCCATTACCTCTTGCTGCTTTGACTGTAACTCTGAGAATGTCAGATGCATTAACAGCATTAGTTGTAACAAATCTAGTTTGTTGTGTGCCACCAAACTTCAAATAAGTTGTTGGAACTTCACTGTTTTGCAATGTCAATCCTTGTAATGTTCCATTATTTACATTCAAACCAACGGTAGCATAGTTTCTTACTCCAGCACCACCCAGAAGTCTAACTCTCGGAATTTCTGTATATCCACTACCAGCGTTTGTTAGTGTAATACTGGTTACTTGATTTCCAGAAACTGTGCATGTAGCAGTAGCACCAGAACCACCGCCACCACCTTCAAAGACTACTGTTGGAACTTGTGTAGTTGGCAATTTAAATCCATTGCTCGCATTAGTTCCAGTTCCAGAATTGTAGAAATTGACTCCATTATCTTGATCACCAGATCCTGCTGCGAATACATCGCCAATTGTGATGCTTTCTGTTCCACCTTCATATCCGATGATGGTTTGGAATTTAACACTTGCATATCCATCACTACCAGCAGAAGATGTAGTTCCTCCGTTGTTTACCCCAGCGCCACCTTCACCAACTGTAGTGGTAATGGTTGAAATTCCATTCAAAGTTGATCCTGGGACAATAAATGAAACAAATCCACCTGCCCCGCCGCCACCTGCACCAGCAGTCCAATATCCTCTATCTTCACTAACAGTTACAGAAACATATCCATTGCCAGTGTTATTGTTTGCCGAGTTTTGTAGTGTTGCATAAGTTGTTCGAACAGCAGATAATCCTCTCTGTCCACCATATCCTTCTTCGTGACCACCCGATCCACCACCACCTGATCCAGGTTGACCACCAGCAGTATCACCAGAGCGAGCGCATCCACCGCCGCCGCCTCCGCCTCCGCCACCTGTGCAACCATAACCACCACCAGTGGCACCACCACCAGTGAACAATGTTTCTGTAGTTTCAATTACACTATCACCAGGAGATGGTGCGCTTCGTCCACTCTGTCCACAAACACCTTCACCATATCCGCCACCGCCGCCGCCTCCACCAGCGCCAGCAATAATAACGTTACCTGACTGGAACTTAACGAGAGTAGCAGCACCGCCGCCGCCACCATCATTACTTTCATATCCATCACCTGCTCTTCCACCTTTACCAGAGTGAGAAGCATTTGCCTGACCATTATATGCTCTACCAGATTGCCCTGGTTCAAAACTTAATACAGTTCCAGCAGTAGCATATTGCTGATTGAGTTGAATTCTCATCCATTTACCAGCACCACCAGAACCAGCAGTACCACAACCATTGCCACCAAAGTTTCCGCAGTTTCTACCACCACCACCTGCTAATTCAATAGTAAGTCCAGTAATAGTATAATTAGAATTTGTTGCACCAATAGTGTAACTATGACTAGGACTTGCTGCATAAGTAAATGTTCCAGCATTAACATTTGCGCTATCAGCAACCTGTCTACTTCTACCAGCAGTTCCGTTAAATCCTGTTGGTGTAGTTCCTGCCGTGCCGCCCTGTCCAGGATCTTGGTTTGGATCACTTAAGGATCCATTGTAAATTGGACCAGGACCACCATCTCCACCATCCCCGTCATCAGGACTTCCAGTAGTTAATGTAATAACATCTCCAGACGCAGAACCACTTATAGTATATCCACCATAACTTCCACCACTGCCACCAGATGTTGTAGTAGAAGCACCACCACCAGTTCCTCCCCCAGCACTAACAGTTAAAATACTGCCAACAGTAAGTGTAGATGATCCTCCAGAATTTCCCGCTGTTGTATACGAACCACCAGATCCACCACCACCAATTAGAGTGATTGTTGCCTGAGAAAGATCAGCAGGAACTGCTAAAGAAAAAGGACCGCCAGCAGTTGAATATGTTGTTTCGTCTGTATCATAAATTGGAACACCACCAGTAGTTACAGTTCTGCCTCCAATATTACTGGAAGCAGAAAATTTCTTCATATCTGGTGTGCCAATACTGGTAATCTGCTGATAAGAACCAGCACCAGCGCCACCAGATGCATAGTAATAAGCAGGTTCTTTAATGGATCCAGAATTTTGATCACCACCACTCCAGTTATAGATATCATAGGTAGACACACTGGAATCTAGAATTGGTGCTTTAGATAGAACGTGTGTATGATTATATGCGATACCGCCAGGTGGCAAGAAGTTATTGATCTTACCAGTTGATGCTTTGTATGAAACTAAATATCTCTCACCAGATACAGCCATTGGATAGTTTGTATCCTGTGGTGCCTCAGAGTGAAGCAAGAAGTGTGTGTGCTGTGGAGCACCAGCAAGTTTCTTTGGTTGCAATTGAACACTAATTACTTGACCACCAACAATAGATGCTTCAATGGTATCGACAACATCGGTATATCCAACTGTAGAGATATTACCAAGCGCAAACATGCCCTTCTGAGCATTTTTGTCCATATACCATTTGCCATCGATAGTATTGATACCGACACCTAGTTCAGAGTTGCCAACATTAGCAGAGTTAGCACCATATACTGGTCCATTACCAACAATTCTTTTCGCTTTCAGATCAGGAATCTGAAAAGTTCCCATATCTTCTGGCCAATAATCCCAAACATTATCTTTTGTAATTGCTTGTATTTGACCGTTTTCTTCGTTAATTCTAATAGCAACGGTGGCACCACTACCACCACCAGATCCAGTGATTGTTACAGTAGGAGGATTTTCTGGATCATAACCCTTTCCAGGATTTAATACCTCTACACCACTAATAACACCACCAACTATAGTTGCATCTGCAGTTGCTTGAACTGGAGTAACACCAGGAAAAACTTGATTAGCACCAGAAGGTGGAGCATCAATAGTTACAGTAATTGTTCCAGAATATCCTACTCCACCAGAAATAATGTCAATACCATCACTAGCAACTCCACCATAACTATTTCCAATAATTTCAAACAGTGCTGGATAATCCTTAATATAAAATTCTCTACCATCACAGTAGATGTATCCTTCATACTGATATTCTGGATTATCTTCTGGAGCAGCATCACCAGCAATCACATCATATGCAGTTGTTCCACTCTGAGCAACAATAGTTGGAACAAAATTATGGTCAAACGAATTAGTCGTTGACTTCAAAACTTGGACAATAGATCCCACTGCCTGACTATCAGTTCCCTTGTCAGTATAGAAATTTGCTCTTTTGTTTCTGTAGAAAGGATTTAACGCAACTGCCATTTTTCTATTAATACTTAATTAGATATTCCATGATGATATAAGGACCAGTAACCTGATCCAAAGACGCTGCTTGGTCAAGTTTTAATGTCAAAGTAGTTTTCAAATTATCTGGAGCTAGCAGATATGGAGATGTTTTTATCTTATATGTATGGGTGTTTTGAGTGAGAGTAATCTTGTGGGAGTGGATTGTTGGGTCACCATCAGGTTGTGATAATTCGTTAATTTCAGTAAAAACATTATTAACCTGAGGGTATGCAAAAGAAGTTTTTGATGCAATATTACTATTGACAGGGACTACATCATATAAACTTGCTCCGTTGTAATCATTAGGAACACCTTGACCACCGTTAACATAAGTAGCAGGGACACTCTGACCAGATCCAAAAGATCCACTACCAGTATTAATACATCCTACAAGGAAACTATTGAAGGATGGTTCGTTTCCAAAAGTAACTTGTCCAGTGTTTAGAGATATACCACTGCTCAACAAACACTGATACCTATAAGCATTCAATCCTGATGTGCCAGCAGCATCAAAGCACATGTTGTAATAAACAACTTCATTTCCAATAAATGGAGTTTGAACATTGGGAATGTAAGCACCAGCTTGAACACCAGAAGCAATCGCCCAGCATCCTGGTTGGTTTGTTCCAGGTCCAGCATTTCCATTATATTGTGTATTATCCAACCAATCTTGAATTGGAATAGTTGATGCTACAAATCTAGATCCAACACCTTGAGATTGAATTTGAGTGCCTTCATTAGTAGTTTTAATTCTCAATCTGTTTGTGGTTGAGAAGTGCATATGAGAGTGTAGTGCTAAACTATCAACCGCTTCCTCATCTGTATAACCACTATTATTTGTTCCCTTAGACCAAGATGGTTTTCCCTTTAGTGCAATTTCCTGAGAAGGAACAATAAAGTTTCCAGTATAAGTAACTGGGATAGTAACAGTATTTCCTGCTGTTGTTCCTGCGGTAGAAGATGCTTCGATGCCCATACCAGAGCGTCTTTTTTCAATTCCACCAACAGTTTCTGTTAGAATGTTGATGTATGTACCAGCAGACGCACCAGTTGTTGGTTTCATGAACTTAGATCCAAGATCTGGAACCATAAATTCATCGTCACCAGGACTATCAATAGGATCATTATTGATATCATAACGAATGAATTTTGTATTCAATCCTGTTCCCAAAATTTCAGCAAGAGCAGGATAATCTTCTGCTTTGTAAATAGAACCATCACACTTCAAGTATCCAGCAGGCAATACATTTACATTTGCTTCATTTGAAGGATCTGTGCTGTCAAGTTCAACTGGCCAACAAATAATCGTCCCTGATCCAGAACCATACTTTGCCTTTTCTTTTGTGTATAGTCTTGCCATCAGTATGCCTTAATGATAAACGTAACTAGTAGTGCTGGCATTGCTACGTCAGCAATAATATTTAGTGCGTCATCAATACTTTCAGGAGCAATATCACCCAAACTAATGTTGTTTACTGGGTGTGTGGCAGGTCCAGACAAAGATCCCTGACCCATTTGTAAATCAAAACTTCCATGGTTGTGACCAAGGAAACTTGTATTGTTTGGATCGAGTTGTGAAGTCTGATTGTTCAATGTAGTTGGAAATGTTCCATGTTTAAACGATAGTGTTTGTCCAGTTACAGTTGCTGGATTAATACATGGTTGTGAAAGTTCCAGTGTATAAACATAATCAGCATCGCTTGTTCCAGTTCTGCTAATTGCAAGAATTTGAGTTCCAGGAGCAATGTTTCCAGAATAAACCCACATGAAAGGAACCACACTGTCTAACTCATATGCAGCACCAATGTTTGCTCCAGCTGGAAGATCAATAGAGGTAGCATTTGCAGTAATCGTAACACCAGTAACAGTAAATGCGGGTGATGTTTCTGGATCATATCCAAGAACTGGACCAAAATAGTTTCTTCTATTAGCAACTTCAATTGGTTTGGGGAAGATACCACTCCATGCTGGTTGCTGGTGAGTTTTTACTGGACTAACATCAAAAGTATCAGTATATGCACTACCATTAAACTGATAATCTAAATCTGTAGCACCTTGAATACCAGATGGGTGAGCACCTGTTGGTGGCCAACTATCAGCAGGAACATTATTCCAATACGATCCACCCTCAAAGTTGTAAAATCTATCAGTTGTTGGTAGAGTAAATTCGTGAGTTTCATCACCATAGTATGTTGCTAATGCTCTACCCTGCTGCCAAGATGGTGCTGTATCAGCATTAGCTAACTGACACTCAGAATATCCAAAGTCACCGCAACTACCAGAAACTGGACCACCAGTAACAATACCAGAAGGTTCGAATAATTGAGGACCAGTAAATTGTGCTGTTGCTTTTGAATATGTTCCTGGGTGTGAGTGTGATGGTGTATGGTTAATACTTAATTTTCTGTTGATGGTGTAAACAGTTGTCGAAAAGTCAGGAGCA